AAAGTGTGCAAGACATAGTGCCAAACACAATTACAATTAAAATGAGTGGTATAATAATCTCCTTAAAAAAAAAAATTAAGTTATTGCCCCCACCCCCTAAGGGATGAGGGAAAACAATTTAAATATCTGTTAAACGGGGATTATTATCATTAAGAGTGCGAATCCAATTCTTAACAGAACGGACATGGCAACCCATCTCATTAGAGACAAGACTTGCAGGTTCACCATTCATAACACGGCTAGCTGCAACGATTCGCTCATAATTAGTCCAACTACGATTACTTGTTGTAAAGGGTAAGCCCCGAACAAGGGTGTAGTTTGAACCCTTAGATAGTTGATTTATTAAAGCCATAAGAGATCTCCTTATTTATTGGCGTTTAGACCATGTGGTCTGAAGTGCTCTGTAATACTCTTGGGAGAAAAAGAATTACAGAGTCAATCACAACACACGGTTGTTGAGCAGTTTTTTACAGTGTTACTCAGCACTTTCTCCTTGTAAAGCTGTTTTGAACTGATACCTTACGTATCTCATTCTCCCAACAGCGGGGAATTTCTCTAAGGTCAGGGGTGCTTCTCAGGAACAAATTGCCTCCACATTCTCCCCTGACACTAACGCAACTTAGATTGCGGCTTACTCGCTTCGGCTGTTTTTTTACGCTGCGACACGCTTCCATCATCGGTGCTTACGCCCACCGACTAGGAAAGTAGCTAACTCTCCGTGGCTCCTCTATTAAGCAGAATAGGCAAACAAAACTATGTGATACCGTTTGGATACTTTTGCTAGTTCTATCACTAAACTAATTACAGGTTATAAGCTTATCGGTAATCAGCCGCACTTATAAGGAGTAATCTGCCTATTCAACATAATAGAGAAGATTGATGTTATTGTGTTGAGTCTTTAATCGCAAAAGCTTTATCTTTTTTGCGACTTCGTTTAGCTTTGCTTCCTTTTTTAGGAGGCACAACCTGTGGCGGCTTGCGGTTTTGTAACATAGCTTTAGCCACAGGGTTTATAACACCGACTTTCATTGGAGTTCTTCCAAACCCTCTTCAAGAAGTATTTGAAGTGGAGTTGGTTCTGGTTCAGTATACTCTACGTTAACATAAGTATGAGACCATTTTTCATCAAGCTCTTTAATTAAATTAGAAAAGCTTATTGCTTCTAAATGTTCGGGGGAATAACGTTTAGCACGACTCATGAGTAAGTAATCCCAAGAACATCATCGCTAGCACCTCCCATGCTTGAAAATCGTTTCCAACAACCTTCAACTGCTTCTTCTTTGGTTTCTCCGTAACATATTATGGATCTTTTTTTACCACTTGTTTGTACCCAGAAAGTTAAAGTTGCTACTTCCATTATTTGTCTCCCAGTTTTTCTAATATTGCTACTATGATTTCTAGTGATGCCAATGCTATTAAAAACATTGCTGCGCCTACTACTGCACCCATTGGTTTTCTCCTCAATTAATTAATAGTTTTTGGTTTTTCTTTAAAAAAGATTTCTACGTTATTTCCTTCAAAATACATTCCTATGATTTCTCTTGAAATTCCATTTTCATCTTCTGCTTCGATTCTTGAAAGAAATTTATTAAGTTCAAAACTTCTGTAAACAGTCATACCTGAACCTTCTGAGTCGAAGGGATCTGGTAACTTTCCATTATTATAGTCTTCTTCTTTTATTGTAGTAAAAAATTTTTCGAAAGACATTTTTTTCTCCTCTAAGGTTTTCTATTATAGATGCGTTATTTTTCTCACTTTTTTAAGCCGCACTCACTCTTCGTCGAGCCAGTACGGATAGTTTTCATGGTAATCACACTCGGCTTGAGTCCAGCCAGTAGCAGCGTCTACAGGTTTATTGTAGTAATCGTAGACGAATGACTCGTAGTGAAATTCCTTATGGAAATTTTCCATTAAGTCTGCTGTAGTTTCGTAATTTTCCATAATATATCCTTTCAAGATATGGCTGAATCATTTTATATGTTTTATTCTATAACATCTAAGTCTAAATTCATGTCTGGAATGTCCTCTACAAAAACATTTGAATTTACATTTATTTCATTAGCATATAACATACGACCTATATCATCATCTGACATCCACCTAGCACACATCATTATTAAGTCCCTCTGAGTTATTTCATTTCTTGGATTTCCAATTCCATCCATTAAGTCTAATAGCTTTTCTCTATTATAATGCATTTGCTTTCCTTATTGTTTGTAGAACAAGTGTGTTCCAAGTTTACCTAGGTACTCCATATCTCTTACCCAGTAAGGCTTGACATATTCTGCATGGTAGTGCGTTGCCCCTGTTTTTGGAATAACACGTTCAGAGGAGCCACTTAAAATTAAAACAGCCGCTTGAGAAATTTGCTCCCAAGCTTGCTGATCTAAATAAGACATACGGGTAGGATCGTCATGTATTCCATCGTGTGTCCAGCTAAACTGTTTCTTCTGCCAAACAACTTCACAAATTGTGTCTGGAAAACGATTGCTATTAACACGATTTAAGGTTACTTCTGCTACCATAAGTTGACCAAATTGTGGTTCATTACGAGCTTCAAAAAACATATTTAAAGCAAGACAGGTTGCTGCTGCTGTTAAAATCATTTTAACCTCTTAATTTATTTGCTCTGCAGTTATAAAGGATTTATCACTACAAATTATAGACATTAATTGGTATATAACTCCCCAAGCAAATAAGGCAAGGAAAAGCAGTATCCAATCAAATTTTATCATTACTTACATTCTCCTTCACAGGAAGTTTGTCTAGTGTCCAGTTTAAGAACTTTCTATAAGCTGTTTCTTGTTGTTCATCATCTTTTATAACGTGAGAAATTATGTCAACTAAAAACAAACCTAAAATAAAAACACTTGTCTTTGGCGATACAGCAAGAGCAATACCTAAAGTTACACCAACCCAAAGGATAGGCACACGATATAGTTTTTTACCCATTACAGCTTTTGCCCAAACAAGTCTTGTTAAAGTTCCGATTGATAACGCGATTAATGCGGCATACATTTTACTTTCCTTTAATTGTTTATTCATTATAGATGCGTTGTTTTTCTCACTTTTTTATCTGACTTTTTTGTTAAAAAAGGCCACCCCATTAGGGATGACCTTATAAGTTAGCCTTTGTAGTTGCTCTCTTTGTTTTGAGAGTTAACTCCGCTGGCAATAGCTGGTAACATCTTTATTATTTCTTGTCTTGTTTGACGAGATATATCGCCTGTTATTGACAAGTTTACAACACTAGAATTTCCTTTTGAATTTCCGTTTAAATAGCTGTTTACTTTATCTGTAGGGACAACTAATTCGCCTGGAGTTAACATGGCAGGAACTGAGTCTTGTCCGACTCTTGACATGCTTGTATTAGGAACAATTCCTCCATTAGAGAAAGGAATAAAGCTAATAGCTTTGCTAATCGCACTTCCCCAATCAAATTCAAACAAATTTTCAAACAACTTATCAAAAGTAGATTTTAAACTTGCTGCTTTAAAGAAAGCCTCAGTGAAAGAATCTACAACAGTGTCTATAATCTGATTGCTAATACTGTCTAATATTGTATTAAAGAAGTTAGCAATAGTAGATTGACCTTTTATTAGAGTTTTAAAGCCTTCTGCAAAAGAATTTTGTATTGAATCAGTTGCCGCCTCTGCTCTTACAGTTAGGTTTTCTACTTGCTGTCGTCTTTTATCTAACAAATCATTTATACGTTGTTGATTTTCAAGATCGTTAGCACCTAAAGAATTCAATTCTTCTTGTAGATTAATTATATCTAAAGATAATTCTTTTACTCTTTCACTTTCAAACAATAAGTTAGGATCCATGCCCATAGACTCAAAACCAATTTGAGCTTGCTCAACAGTTCCCCCTCTAGTAAGCTGATCAAAAATTACAGCTCTTTGATCTTTTATGATTTTCAGAGCGTCTTTTCTACTTCTAGAATCTGCTAAAGAAGATTTTATTATTTTCTTCTGAGCAACTTCTACTTTCTTTAAAGCGCCTTCTATAGTTAAGATCGATCTTGTACTTAAACTAGATGCCTTTGCAAGATCAAATGCAAAATTACTGTCGTTAAGACCACCTACTAGCTTTTCAAAAATAGTTTCGCTAGAAGTGCTTATGCCTTTACCAGTGCCTTTGAGTATTTCTTCAATAACTTTTTGGAATTTCTTTGACGAAGCGGCAATCTCTTTAGCTGAAAGGCCTTCTATTATGCCATTCATATTGTTTGCTTCACTTAGTCTTTGCATAAGCAAAGAAAGTCTTCCAACCTCCTCCTGAGCATCAATTAACTTTTTAAGGGTAATTGCGTCAAGAGTTAGTATGTCATTTATATCAAAAGTAAGATCGTCTACAGAACTCATAGCTTCTTGTAAAAGACTAATTCTATTAGTTTCTGATAAACCAAGTTGATTACTCAAGTCAACAAGATGCCTTAAGTGCTGATCTTGAGCTAATATTGCGTCATTCTGAAAATCAATACTTGTGATTCTGTCTCTGTCTTGAAGCTCTGTATTTTGCTGTATATTAAATAGCTCGGTTTCAAGAACTTTTCTTTGTTTAAGGGAATCATTAATCCTTTGTATTATTGCGTAGGACTCTGTGTCATTAAAATTTTGAAGATTTAAACTAGAACTTATACCTATATCTTCAAGCTGTCTATTGACGTCAGTTATTGCGCCTTTGTCTATTTCTACATTTGTTAAAGAAATAACAGCTTCTTCAAACTGTTTTAATCTTGAGCCGTATGCTTGTATTAGCCCCTCATCAACACCTCTTAACATTGAGTCTAAGGCTGCACTAGCACTGCCTTGAGAAAAATTTATTCTTTCAAGGTCATTTCCTTGAAAAATTTCTCTTTCATCTCTCTCTAATCTTGACTGCATTAGTCTTAGAGTACGCATTTCTCCCATGTCTATATTAGCAAAGGCAAGACCGCTGACTTCTCCTCCTAAAATTTCAGACATTCTTGGTTCAAGTGCAGCTCTACCTGTCTGCATTGATTGAATGCTTCTTAATGTAGTTCTAAGAAATGTAGCATCTCCTAATTCTAATTGAGAATCAGAGTTGTTATCTAATGCTGCTAATCTTGCTCCCGCAGAAGTTCTGCTAAAAAGATCTTTTAAACTATTAAAGAAGGTACTGTCATTCATTGCTAACTCATTAAGTTGAGCGCCTACGTCAGAATCTATTACCCCTCCCCCAAATCTTATTTCTTCAAGGGTTGCTGTTAATGCGTCAGGAAGTCTTAAATCTGCTTCTAATAAAGCAGTAGCAAAAGCTTCAGCTATTGCAGGAGTATCCAACCTTTCGGCTGTAAATTTACCTGCATTTATATCTTTAAGTAAATTTTGCCTAACTAAGTCTACACCTTCTAAATCGGCTTTCATAAAGCTAGGAAGGAGGTCTGAAAGTTTAAAGGGTTTTACAAGCCTAATTGCACTTGAAAATTGATCTGACAGACTTGCAAGGCCAGCCGCCCCTTGGGAGGCACTTCGGCTGTCTGTGTCATTTACTGCATATACTGCAGTCTCAACTGCTCTTGCAGCAGCTTCAATATCTTTTCTAGTTTCTTGAGAAATTTCTCCGTATCTGATTCTTTCCTTTTCTGCTTTATCTCTATTTTTATCTAATGTTTTAACAGCTCTTTCTATCTTGAGAAGATCTTTGTCATCAGCATCAGAAATATTAGCATCTGCTAACTTAGAACTTAAATTTATTTTAAAGCCTTTTCCTAGGTCACTCTCAATCATTCTGAGATCTTTAACCATTTTCTTTCTAACATCAGAAAGGTCTTTTCCAAGTAGGTTAAATCTAGCACCAATATCGTCAAATACGTTTTTAGTCTTTTCTTTAAAAGAGTCTCCTGTACCAAACAGAGCAATCGATAACGCCCCTGCCGTAACAGCTACTATTGCCGCTACTAGACCAATTATCATTGCAGGGATTGCGGCTATAAGACCACCAATAGCTAAAGAAAATCCAGTAACTAAAGTAGTCACTAAGGTTGTTGCAAAGCCTGATAAAGCAGCTGTGATTACAGAAACAAATCTTAACTTGCCAAGCATACCAAGTAATTTTCCTAAAGCAGGTATAGCATAACTAAGTATAGTATCTCCAAAAGATAATACTGCTAAAGCAGCTAATCCAAAGCCACCAGATAATGCAGTTTCTGCACCTGTACCCGCACTTGCCATTCCAGCAAATGCTGTTGTTACAACACCCGCTATTAAGCCAATTTTTCCAAGTCTTTTAAGAGAAAATTTACTAAATCTGCCAACAGAGTTTGTTGCCTTTTTAGTTCCTGTTCTCCAACTAGTTGCAAAACCACGAGTAGTTCTCATGTTCATACTGCCAATTTTTGAAAGAAGGCTTGTGCTGCCTGCTGCAGTATTTCCAATAAGAGCACCAATAATGCTTTGCCCTCGTGCCATTAAATTCAAAGAAGAAATTCTAGTCATTGCAGCAGCAAGAATTGAGTTAAAAGTTCCTACAATAAAGGCTAGCTTCTTAGGATCCCCTAGTATTGCGCTTTGTACTAAAGACGCACCAATACCAACTATTGCGGCCCCTGTAGTGCCTATTAAGTCTCCTAATAATAACTCAGCTCCAACAACGTAACTAGCAAGACCCGCTAGACTGGCTATTCCTCTTCTTTTATTCTGTCTTGCAAGACCAGCTGCTAAACCTCCCATTTGAGCTTTAGATGCGCCAATAATTTGTTTACTTGTATTAGCAGGATTACTACCAACAAATAAATCATAAAGCATACCCGTACCACGAGCAGCACCTATTGACGTTAGACTTGTTTTAACAAAGCCAATTAACGCAGTTCTTATTTTTTTAAAGAAAACGGCTGCAGCTAAACCACCATATAAAATAGTAGTAAGCAAACCACCGCCTGGAAGGAAAGACAGTATTTGAGCAGGAAGCCCTATTATACTATTTCCTATTGATTCGGCAAGACCCTTACCAAAGGCATTAGCAACACTTAGTAGTGTTCTCAATATTTTTGGTATGTTTGTTATAATAGTGTTTATACCTTGTCCTATTGCATTTCCAAGGCCTCTTGCAACTTCTTCAAATACACCGCTTCTTAACAGTGCGCCATCAAAAGCTGCGGCTACTGCTGTGAATACAGATATAAACAACAAAGGGCCTAACTTAGCAAAAGTCTTTTTAAATAGACTAGGACTAACTGCTTTTGTTAAAGCCGCTGCAATACCTAAAGAAATAAACGATGCAATCTGAGGAGATATCTCTCTTATTGTCGTAAAGCTTTTTCTAATTGAAATTGATATAACGTCAGCTAATTCTTGACCCATTCCGAAAGCAGCTTCTTTAGCTGCCCCTGCTCTTATTTTTACCTTAGATACAGTAACAGAAAGACCTTCGGATGAAAAATTGCTAGAGCTAAAGTTGTCAAAAACACGTTTAAATATTTCTGAAACCTTAGATCCAAAGTCAGATACAGCTCTTGTAGTTTTTGGTAAAAATTCTAAAGCTCTGTCATAGATACCTTCCATAGTGTCTGTCCACCAAGAATTACCTATAACTTCATTATATAACCAAAAGAATTTTCTTTCAATAAATTCTAATGCTGTTTTTACATAGTTTACTGTTTGAGAAAGATATTTAACAGTTACATCATAAATTCCTAGCATTGTAGTATTTACTCTTTTAAATACTTTGCTAAGGCTTCCACCAAACGATTTGTTTATTGCGTCTCCAACAGCAACGAAGAATTGGCCTAACTTTCTTATTTGAATTTGTAAAGCTACTACTAATTCTGTTGCTAATATATTTCTTTTTATTTCTTTAAAAGCTTTTCCTAAAACGGCTGATGCTTTTCCGAATCTCTCAAAAGAAGTATATCTTAACCTGAGAAGGCTTCTGTCTATAATTCCAAGGAAAATTCCAGTTTCATATAAAGCAACATTTAAGGATCTGAGAACTTTTTCACCAATATTTCCAAAGTTATACCAACGTTTTCCATACCTGTCAATTACTTCGCCGAGAGTATATAAATTGTCTCCAAATTCTTTCAAATTTGAGGAGTTAAATATAGAGCGTATAGCCCCTGAAAACTTAGTGTCAGTTATTCTTGCAAAGATTGCTTCAACGTCTAGTCCAAATCTTCTGAGGGCTGCACTAGCAAATAAAAAGGCCCCAGCAACATTTAATTGAATTACTTGACCAAAGTCTCTAAAAGGCGTTATTACTTTTGGAATAGCATCAAGAGCACGGTTAAATATAGCACTAATGATACGAGCCAGCCCTCTGCCTACAGATATTATTCCTGTAAAGGTATCAGCGAAAGCTCTCCCTGCGCCTACAATTCCTGAAACTAAGGATGAGCGATTGCCTTCAATAGCGTCGGTTATTTTATTTATACGGCTAGTAAAGGCAGCTGTAATTCCTAGTTGTTTACTTACTTCACCTGTAACCCTTCCAATCTGATCTCTTAAGACAGACAGTGCTTGATTTGATGTTTGTTCAACAAGTTCAAATTCTTTAGCTAGTTTTTCGGACTGACTTAGCAAAGCTTCAAAGACCACATCAGTAGTAATCTTACCTTGTTCTGCTAGTTTTCTGAGAGAACCAAAAGGAACTTCCATAGCATCTGAAATAACTCTTGCAAGCCTAGGAGCCTGTTCTAATACTGAGTTAAGCTCTTGACCACGTAATTGACCAGAAGCTAAACCTTGCCCTAACTGGAACAAAGCAGCACGAGTTGATTCTGCACTTCCTCCAGAAATAGAGGTAGCTAGACCAACTGAAGTAATTGCTTTGTTGACTGCTTCTGCTGATTTACCTGCATCTTTAAGAGCAATACCAAATCGGTTATATGTTTCTACAGTTGCGTCAATAGGCGATCGAGTATCTTTAGCGATCTTGTATAGACTATTCAACTGGTTATTCATTGCCTTTCCTCGACCAGTAACTAATGAGATTCTATTCTCAAGGTTAGTCAGGGAGTCTGTGGCACCATTAATTCCTTTAGTTATTGCTGTACCTGCAAAGGCTGCACCAATACCGATAGCAAGTCTTCGAAATGCTGTGTTTAATCCTGTGGTTGTTCTTTCAATTCGACCAACCGATTTCTCTAAACGTCCTAAGTCTCTTTGTGCTTGACGACTATTAGAACGTACTCTAATTTCTACACCACTCATGGTTGCTCCTTAATAAAATTGCCCCCCAATGATTTCTCGATAATGAGAAGCCATCAGAGGGCAGAATTATTTAATTAGGGGTTATGATTCCTATAGTCATAAGTACTTGTTCGATAAAATACTTAGGCGCTTGTTTACTAGATCCATTATTCAAAAACTCTATATGGTCTACATCGTTAGATATAGTACCTTCCGTATAACCATCTAGTCCGCGATAATGTTTGCTTTTCCATCCCAAACGGGCTTCACCTGTATCAACAGGTGTAACAATTCTTAGTGTTTTTGTAGCATGAGAAATTTTTTCTTTTATGCTAGAGTTACCAAGCCTTCGGACCTCGTCTCTAACTCTTTCCATTTCTCTGCCGAAGTTAACTACTTCTACACTTATCTTTGTCATTATTTTCCTCCTTGGTTGGGATTCCAACCTGAGTCGTCTCCGTTTCTAGCTCTTAACATCATGTCAAGCACTTTACCTTTTGGGACAGCCTTATCAGGTACTTGTGATTTTTCTTTATTTCTAGCCATAAGGCTTAATGTAGGAAACAAGCTTTCTGCTTTTTCCTTGACGCCTTGTGTCCTCAAATAGAGGTACGTCCTTTGATCTTCTCTCCAACCAATAGGACGCCTGTTAAAAAACTCAATCCATTTTAGTAGCTCATCGTATGGCATCTCATCATAGAGTTGATAAGCAGTAATGCCTAAGTTATAAGCTATTTCAAAAATAGATTCCTCTTGAGGTGTTAGTTTCCCGCCTCTTCTGCTCCACCTGCGAGTCCAGAATATTCTAACACTGTATTAGAAACTTCATTTAGCTCTGCAATGGGGAAGGTATTAAAATTCTCATCGGTTAGTTCGTTAGCACCGACAACTGCAAGACGAATGACATCACGCAATAATCCTAGCTGAGAGTCTTCTGACTTGGACTTGGTTGTCTTTTTAACCATGTCCTGTACTTTAAGAACTTCAGCCACAGATAATTTGCGGATTTCAACTTCATCGCCCATAAATGGGACTTTTTTAGTAATTACTTTTCCAACTAAGTGTTTCATAATATCTTTCTCTAACTTAATTAATTTTATCTTTTTCAGCAAACAACTCAGTGTTGTTAGCTTGAAAATCGTCTAGCATTTTTCTGCAAGTATGTAGCACAGATAATGTTTCAAAACACTCTCTACCCTCAACTGAATTCTCTTCAAAGTCCTGAAACCTTTCAAAACTCTTTCTAATGCTAATATCAATACTTCTACGCATATGTCTAAAAGTTGTACGCATAACGAAGGTCTTACTAAATGGTTTTTCGTTCATTTTATATATCTTTCTAATACTAATAAAATAAAGGAAGCCCGTTAAGGCTCCCTTCTTCTTAAACGTCAGCTATTAAGAAGCTGCTATAGTTGCTGGGCCAACAAAGTCAGTCTGTGCTGACAACGTGACAGTAGCAGTTGTTGTATCTGTTAAAGCAGGGTTAACTAAGATAGCTTCGATTTTACCCGTAAAGTAAAATTCTGTGTTATTCTTAGCAAGTGTAGTACCTGCCCCTTCGTTCTGTGTACAAGCTTCTTCAGTCATTAAAAAGCGGAAAGCTATTGACTTGCCGATTAAAGAGTGAAGCTTTTCCATGTCTGATGCGACATAGTTAACAGTAACTTCTAGGGTAGGCGCATCAGCTTGCCCTTGTACCTGTGAAGAGGTCTTCTGACCATAAACAGGAACATTAACAATGTTTGCTGGTGTACCGATTGAGGGAAATTCACGAACAGAAGGCATTCGAAGGTGATTGGCAACGCCACTCACTTGTCCGTTTGCTGAGTCTGCTGTTCCTGGAGTTGATCCCACAAAAATTGCAGCGTATTCAGCTGCTGTGTCTACGGTAGCAGGAATTACTTCTGTTGTCATATCAAGATATGAGAAGATTCCAGCCCCTAGGGACGAAATATGTGCCATTTGTTATTCTCCGTATATTTTAAATGGTATGAGGTATCGTGCGCTATATAGCGACTTATTGGCAGGGTCTAGCCCTTCCATATTTAAGTAAGATGTTGAAAGCTCTGTTCCATTGGTTAATGTTTTATTATCAAAAATTACGTCAAGTATATCTGATATTGCCATAATCCTCTTTTGTCCTTCCCCTGCTCTAACAAGTATTTTTACAACAACAATTCCTGATAAGGCTTTGCTGCCACCATGAGCATAGTTTTCACTGTTGCTAGGTAAAACACTTAATCGACAAAACTCAGCCCCTGTTGTTACAGCGCCTTGATAATTGTCGGGATAGATAGGTATACTGTGTGAAGTCCAAGAAGATCCAGCGAAGATTCCTTCTATATCTGACTGTACTAAGTCATACATTTTAAACCTCCTTTGTGAGCATAGCTTCTATTGTAAAGCCATTATCTACATAGTCAATAATATTGTATGCTTTGTTTTCTACTGTTAACGTATCATAACTAGAAATATTTATTCCTGATTTCATAAGTGCTTTTATAGTAAAACCCTCACCAGAAGGTTTATCTGTAGACTGTATGATAACTGAAACAGTTAAGGTTGAAGTTGTACTTACTGTACTGCGAGTAGCAAAGTTATAGCTAGCTACAGTTTTATTTGATAATGTTCCTGTCTTAACTATGTCTCCTGCAGCAGTAAAGGCTCTATTAACAGAACTTGTTATTTTTGCTGAAAGTGCCATTAGTTAGATCTCCACCAACTTGTACCCATTCCCGATACACCTTTTCTAATTAAGGGTCGGAGTGGTTTCATAACAATATTTGGAGAAATAGAGATTCTTGTGACATCATTGTTCGTGTCACTTAGGCTAATATTTCCAACACTTATAGACTCAAAAGTTTGCACTGTTTGAGCTAGAAGATCTTCATTGTTTAATAGATGGAGTGCTTGTTCGTAAACAGCAACTTTAACTACATTTGGAATTACATTATTTGCAATGGTAATACTTTGGCCCATTCTGTCATCAAAATAAATAACATTTTTACGAGGCCAAGCAAGAGCTTGGGAAGAACTAACAGCAGATCCAATCCAAGGATTGTTGTCAATAAGCTGTGTAGCGGTAACTAGCGCATCTTCTCTAGTTGCTGTTGCAGCTGTATCCCAGCTAGCAGCATCAATACGAGTTTCAAAGTAAGTGCTAGCATCTGCTACTTCTGCATAACTATTAGTGTTAAGTGCTAAGGCCATTAGTTCCTCCTAGCTTATTAAGCGTGATAGATAGGCAGAATGCCCAAGTTAAGCGCAGACATCTTACGAGTATACGAAGCAGCTGCCGCGTAAGTAGTATTAGTTGCAAACGCGTTTGTAGCACCAGACCAGTCATAACCCATTGGGTGCATGATAAATCCATAACGGTACCAAATGTTTGTTGATCCACCACCAGTGTAAGAGGCCGCATCACGGTCTACTTCAACAGGAGTTGGTGCAGGTACAGGAGCAAAAGAAATAGCTCCAGGCTTTAGCAAGAAAGAACACTTAACTGATCGTGTGTTCAAGTCATTAGTTGGGCCAGCAGCAAATTGATTTGCACGAGTCATAACTAAGCGGAACTTACCACCAAAGATAGTCTGGAAATCCATGTTACCTTCTGTGATACGTGTTTCGTCTACTAAGTTAGCAGCACGCATTTCAGCCATAACTTCAGGTGAAGTAACTAGATACATAAAGTCTGGCTCATGGTCTTTGAAGCCCATGCCTAAAGCTTTAAATAAACGCTCACCACGAGCAGCACCTGTTGAAGATGCGTCAAATAGTTTACGCTCAGTAGCTAAGTTAGTTGCTGCAGCACCAAATTCGCCAAGGGCGTTGACGTCTACAAACATACCTGTAGCTGCCGCATCTGGGTCTGTTCCGTATGCAATTAAGCCTCCGTTTCCAGAACCGCCTTTGTCACCAAGAGTTACCTCTGAAAGAGCAACGCCCTTCAAGATAGCCATAAGTGCGTCACCTTCGTCATCTCCACGTACTTGTGCAAAGTCACGAGCAATTTTTGCTAGCCCGTCTTGCTTTGAGATAACTTCTTGTAGGTTTACTTGCTGTGCGCCAAATGTACGCATGGTCTTGATATAGTTAGCGATATCAGTTGAAACATCTGTATATGTACCGTCAGTTGCACTTGACAAAGAAGGAACATTGATGTTAGCCGATAAAGGCTTGTGATATCTGAATTGTCCAACAAAAGATTCGCCACTGGCGTTAATGTCGGGTCGAGAAGAAACAACGCCTGTGGCATTGAGTTTCTTGGATGATGTATAAGCTTCATCAGCGTAGGCAGATATTGCTACCGCTACGTTTTGAAAGTCTGTATTTGTAATAGCCATTTTAAATTTTTCCTTATAGAACTATTATATATTAATAATTAAATGATCCTAACTGGCCTTTTGATGCTAGCCCCAGAACTTCTTCTTGAGTCATCTCTGACAAGGACTTCTTTTTGTCCATGTTAGGTGCTCCTGAAGGTTGTCCTGCCCCTGCCCCTGTGTTTCCTTTAACACGGAATAGGAAGGAATTATCTTCGTCTTTTGAGTAAGAGGTAACAAAGTCTTGAATATTTATTCCTGACTTATGAACCCAAGTACCGTTTTCATTTTGAATAAGTTGCTCAACAATATCACGATAGGCTAGTTGACGAGAGCGATCACTCCTGAAATCTAGCATAGCAAGTGTAGAACTAACAACACTGTCACGATTAAGTTTAGTGTTTTCCTCTTCAGATACTTTTAATTTAGCTTGAGATTCGGCAAGTTTCATTTCTAAAACTTCCTGAAGTTTTCCCTCATCTTCCAGACGTTTCATCTGTTCTTGCTTTTGATTGTTCTCAATCTCAGCAGCTTTTTTAAGGGCTTCATCTCGTTCATTAGCCATTCTGTCCATGTTTGTCTTCATTTTTAAAAGACGTTCTTGGACTTCACGCTCAATCGGATCAACCTCGTTTTCAACGGGGGCCTCTTGAACTTGTTCTTGTTCTTGTTGTTCGGCCTTGATAGGCTCATCAGAAGTTACTTCTTCAATTACTTTATCTTCTTCACTCATTTTTTTTCCTTTCAAGCACAGCTTGATTTAAATTTTATACTGGATTACAAATCCATTTCTTTTGGTCTTAGGCTATTACAAATAACTAAGGCCCAATTCCATACCAGTCTTGTCCTTGTTTCAAGGGAGCTAGTATGTCTTTTCGTGTTATCTTATCGGGAGGATCAATTAGGCCAAGCTCTATTGCTTCTGCTAAGATTCTCTTATAAGTCTTATTAGATAAACCCTGTCTACGCATTTCTTTTAAGGTTTTTCTTATTGTTTCCCCTTCAAGAGCATCAGCATAGATGGATCTTAAAGCGTCTTTTGCTCTTTGTGCCTCACCAATATTGGTAAAAAAAGCATCGTGAATAGTACCAGTTTCCACGTTGTTCTTCCGACCCCAAAGGTGGAAGCGTCTCACAATAACTGCGTCATTACTGTGATTACCGTTAACACCTAATCCAATAGACGCATTTGCAACAGAAGACTTTCCTAAAAGTTTTCCATCAGGTGCGCTAGATTCATAGATGTTGGCAATTCTTCGTCCTGTAACTGAATCGGTAAATTCAATTCTTTCTTGTAATTTAGGACGATATCTCTGTGTTATTATTTTCCCGTCAAAAGTGACCCAAGGTATATCAACCTTTTCAGTTTCTAATACAAAAGACTTAGCTGTTCTTTTCCAGAAATTAATAAAATTATCAGTTACTGGCGCACGTTCAGCTAAATTTTTAGACATTATTTTTGAAATTTCAGTAAACTCTTTTGGGCCTATTAAGCCTCTCCTAGAGTTCATAAGTTTCTCAACAAAGTCTGCTGTATCGGGATGAACCTCTTGAGCTTGTTTTAATAGTGTACGACCTAGTGGTTCGTTGTTATTTATCATCTCAATTAATTCTGTTCTAAAACTCTTTAACTCGTTACTGGTATTTAAAGCACCTATTCTTTCTGATAGCTTTATTTTACCATCAATTATTCTAAGTTGTTCACTTAGATTTGATTTAGTAACTGTCGTATATCCTTTGCTGTTTAAAACTTTAGAAAGTTTGTCTGCAATATTTGCGGTTTTTGTTGCCTCTCCTGCACCGTAGAAAGATACCATGTTTTGTGCTTTTGCAGCCTTTGCAAGATCTTCCCAAGTTAAATTGGCGTCCCTTAAAGCAGGTATCTTTAAAAAGTCAGGATCATTTACTGTGTCTATTGCAACTAAATCATATAGTCTATTTTTTTGATTTGTTGCCAAAACATTAGATGCCATAGATACTTTTCTGTCTCCTGTTGAAAGCCCTATTATTTGAGCGCCTGAAGATGAAGCATCGTTTTCTATCATTAACTTTGTTTTGTAATTAGACAATAAATTTGTATTTCTAAAGTCTCCATTAACATGATCATTAACTCTTTTGTATTCTAAAGCCATTCGTGCTAATTTTGGAACTTCTGGCCCTTCTAACTCGCGAATAAGAGGATGTTCAAGAAACTCCCTCATTCTTCTATCTCTTTGAGTTTTGTTTTGAAGAAGACCACCTAGCTCTAATATCTTAGATTCATTCCTTTTGAATATCTCTCGTCTACCTGCTTGAGTTAATGCTTCAGTTCCTGGCCCTATCATAGCTCCTAGTTGAATTTTTAATTCATCTACAGCCAAAGGACTCATAGATACTGACTTGCCAGAATTTAAAAAAGGACGTACCATTTCTCCCCCAGTTGGGGTTAGGTAGCCTCTATGATAAACTCTTCCACGAGAATCTAAAAAAGCTAAAGTCTTAAAATTTTTACCTCGTTGTCTATGCCACTTAGCAGTAGACATCATTCCATATCCTTGTTCTCCACGATTAAGGACTTCATGCCTAAAACTATTAATAGAGTCATAGTATTTTGAGTTACCTCTTGGGTCTCGAAATCTAACAATATCATCCATGAAATCAAAAAATTCTGGGTCTACACTGTATTCGCTGTTCATAACATGGTTCATCATGTTAGCCATATCAGCATCTATTTGTTTAGGATTATAGTCAGGAAATTTTTCCGCTGAGATTAAAGGAATACCTGTGTCTTGTCCTCTGGCATTAACATACGTTTTTTTATTTGCTTTTACATAAAGACGATCTCGATCAGAAACCACCCCTATTCTACGAGCAATAACTGTTCTACGCTCAGCCTCTTGAAGTCTTAATAAGCCCTTGTCTATTACAGTTACTTCTCTTGATATTGTATCAGCCCAACCTCCAGAAGCCCTTCCTGTTTCAAGGTCTAGAACACCTCTCCTAGTTTTGCCTCTAAATTGAACTCTTATCATGTTTTGGTCAACTAAAAATTTTAATATTTTAGAGCCTTCTGCATGATTACTTTTTAAAGTATGTTTAGTAAAAGGAATTATGCTTTTAAAGTCTTCAGAAAATTTTTTACCGATATTTATAGCAAGAGCATCATAGTCTGTAGATTGACCACTTGCAATTAACTTAACAGACTTAGTAATGCTATCTAAAGCTTTATCATCAAATATTTTTGAAGTAGGTTTTTTCTTTGCATGAAAAAATTCTAAGTCTAATATCCTTCTTATAGACTCCCTGCCCCTAGCGTAATTTAATACAGTCCAGTTATCAGAGGGGTCTCTGTTATATTTTTTTACAAAAGAAGTGTATTCCTTATTAAAGGGAATATCTTTTTTAATTCTTTTTATAACGTCTTTTTTAGATTGATATTTTGAACTAAATTTTTGGAAGTAAGATCTTAGTGGCGCTCTTCCTGAAAGATATAATTTAGTTGCTAATTTTTTTCCTTCAGTGGATCTCCAATTATCAATATACCTTTGGTCTTTTAATAGGTTTTTTTGTATATCGTTAAAGTTGTAGTACTGACCCATTATTTGAACTTTAGGCGTGTCTGAGCCTTTAGATAAATAACTTACAAACATTTGGGATTTTTGTCTAGACCTTGTGTCTAGTAGTCTAGAAACGTTTTGAACTGCAAATCTGTTTTCAGCTCTGACTACAGAAGAAAAATCACTCCAAGGTTTTTTATCTTTGGCGTATCTTTCAAATACAACTCGTAGGTTTTCTATTACTACTGTTTGTTGATTTAAAGATATTTTGTCATCTAAACCAGCGGCTGTACTTTGAATAAAATCTTTTTGATCTAAAGTTAGTAGTTTAGAATTACGCATAAAATCAATTCGTTCTTGGTAGAGATTAAAGTCTGGGTCATATAAGTTATTATTTTTAACTTCACCAGATAGAGGGTCTACAGAAAAATTTCTTTCGTCAAATTCGTTACCAACTCTTCTTCGTGACGCTTGTTTTCCTACTAAAGTTGTACCTTTGTAGTCAGTTAAACTCATTGTCTTACTAAAGTCATCAGAGTCTAATAAGTATAGCTGTCTTAGATCGGCTTTGTGTTTTGGATTTTTTATTAAATAATTTGGTGTTTTAGCATTAACTTGAATGCCTACTTCTCTTAATTTTTGTTTTGGAGAATATACAGAAGTAATTAAAGCTGCTTTATTTCTTAGTGCCTGTATACTCAATCCTTTTCCTTTAGGAGTAACAAACTCACTTGCTTTTATTTTTCCCTGTCTAAACAAATTTGCAGCATCTTCAGACCCTAACATTTTTGTTTGTACAATCATAGATTGGGTTTTTAACCACTCACCAAAAGACTTTATTTTAGAAGGAAGACCATTTAAGTTTAAAATGTCTTTTTTCTTAAGAACGGATTTCTTTATTCGGGGGTCGGAGACAGGAAGCATATCTTCTTTTGAGGCTATGACGGGAACCATACTGGATCTACAAGACCAATGAAGAGGTGGCATATATCGCTTATCGCCTACTTCATAAACTTTTCCATTGTGATGAGTACAAATAGGACTAGTTCTAGAGTCTAGTATTGCAGTAAACATATATCCTTTTATAACGCCTTTGTTATTTTCCATAACTTTATCTAAAGCTAATGCCTGTGTACTTGTTATAGAAGTTCTGGTCAAGGTTCTAGCTTGATGCTCAGTTATTTTAGTAGTTTTTAAAACGTCAGATATAATTTCATTTTGGCTTAAGCCTTTGGCTAAACCCGCCTTAACTTTAGTTTGTATTCTAATAAGTTCACCAGAAGATATATTTCGTAAATTCTTCTTAAGGGTTTTTGTACCCTTTATATTTGGGCCTGTTATCTCGCCAATTAATTCTTTTGTTTTAGGTTTCTTAACTTTATAAAAGTCTTTTACCCCTTTAAATAAATTATCTGTATGAAAGTCTAATTGGGATGTAGAAAATTCTCTAAGGCTTGTTTCAGAATGTGATAAAAGTTCTTTACCAAATCTGTTTATTTCTGGTTTAACATCAGATCTTATATTTTTTCTTAGTATTCCTGTAAGCTTGTTTCTATGACGTTTTATTATTCTTCTGTTTTGGAGTTGGACGCCTTCTTCATAGAGCCGAACATCTCCCATATGATCTACAATGCGATCAAAAATTCCATCATTTACACTCATTTAGTTTCCCTCTGGAAAGTTAATTAAGTGAGTAGTTTTTTAACTTACTCAGGTTAATTTTTTATTCTATTTCAATTTCATCGTCTTGAACTGCGTTAGCTTGAGACAAAGGGTCTGTTTGAATTTCTTCTATAGCCTCTTCATCGCTATAATCAGCGGGTAAGAAATCGTTATACTTAGCTATATTTAAGAAAGTTGAACGACTTATTATGCCCATCTGATACCACTCAGATACAAGTCTCATTGCGCCTTCTCCACCTACCATAGGTGCAAAATCACTAGACATTTGAAATTCTAGGTCAGAACTAGAAACTTCTATATTGTATTTCCAATTAAGCATAAAGGCTATAACTTCTCTCATAGTTCCAGAGACTTTTGCGTTAAGCGTTCCTAGCTGTGCTGTTTGTGAAGCATTTCTTATTTCTAAAGCAACACCTGAAGCAGCTTGTTCTGGGGATAACATTCTTATTCCCATCTTAGCCATTTCTTCTACAGTAGACTCGATTGCTCTGTCCATGTCGGAAAGAGCCGCAGTAGGTGTTTCTAGAACACTTATGCTTTCATCCTTTCTAACACGTAGCCAACTTCCTAGCCCTGCGTCCACAATGTCTTGAAATTCTTCGTCAGTCATGTCAGACTGAACAACAGGAGTATAAGTTGCCGCACCGTATAATAGGTGGTTTCGACGAGATACTTTGTTGTATAAAGAAATTTCTCGATCGACCAAAGGCATTAGCACAGGTTCAACGGGATCAAAATGACCATTTAGAGGCCAAGCTGGAATTTTGTTAATTCGCTCTCCGTATATTGTTGGCATAACGGTATTTACTTTTTTAAATTGTGCCTCTGTAATCATGTCATGATAGTCTTGTGAAGTATCTCCGTTTAAAACTGTTATAACATTGTTAGTATCAGGGTGTTCATAGTAATCTATTACTAGCTTTCCATCTTCATCTAAATAGTGATCTGCAACAGTGTCTACGTGATTTGCGTGCCAGGGATTATCATCTTCATATCTAGTAGTTAGATATCGTGTAACCCAACGACTAAGCGTCTTTTGCCTTGTTAAAGGATGAGTATCTGTTTGTACATTTATAACATTTTCTGCTTTAGTGAGAATAGGATAAGGCTTTATAAGATCTTTGTCTTCAGGAGACATTTCTAGATAGTCTTCCTCACTTACTGAGGGATGATCCACATAAACCCAAGCTCTAGAAGTTTGAAGCTCTTCCCAAAGAGCATTGTCTAAAAAATTAAATAAAGAACGACCATCTAAGGTAAAATTATTTTTTATCCATTCTGTTGACATTTCTGGCAAATCTTCAGGTAGTTTTAAATGAGATTCTTTTCTAAGTAATGCACTTATTAAAACCTTGCAATATTGAGAAGTTAGACCTGGAAGTTCAGCTTCAGACTTGTAAAAATCATATTGTTTTTGAGTCATGCTTGGAGAAAAAGGAATTAAGAGATTTGTATAATCATAAGTTAAATACTCATCATGTCCTTTTACGTTTTCCTGACCTTGTAAAACCGCCCTAGATTTTTTCCAGAGTGGTTTTAGTGATTGATAACTATCACTTGGATCAGCAACAGATCTTTTAACACTTTTTGTTGGTTTGGTTAGCTGTGCCATACTTTATATATCCTTTACCACTTTACCTTGTTAGCCCAGTATGCAGCAGACATTTTGCCTTTTTGTATATTTTTGGCGTGTCTTGCTTTCCAAGCTAACCTACGGCTTCTATAGGCTTCTGATTCGTTTTCTTTTTTAGGAGATCCAACTGCCCCCTGTGATCCAAATCTTATAGTTTTTATTTTATCACCAATTTTAGCAACAACAATATGAGATTTTGTGGAATGTGAAGGGGTTCTCTTTGGCTTGTTAAAACCAGAAACACCTGCTTTGGTTAGTCTATAGTCTTTAGCCATTTTGTTTTTCCTATCTTAATAATATATTTAAAAATTATAATAACATATGTTTTAAATATATTACTAGGGGATTAAATGAGGGGGCTTTTGCACCCCCTCTTGTAAGAGACCGTCAGATAACTTGAGAGTTGTTCTGTCTCTTTATTCTTAAACGTCAGCTATTTAATTACATCAGCTCAAAGTGTGGCCCATCTATGAATGGGCGTCTGTTTTCTGATCGTCTTAAATCAATGTAAGCCATCATAGCGTCTTCTGCTGTTGATGGATAAGTACAAATATCGCCTTCAGACCATGCTGCACCCCACTTAATTGCTACTCCAAGTTCTGTAGCTGCTTCTTTCATTGCATCACAAAGATCGTCATAAACATTAAGCTCCCAGCTTGCTACACCGTCTACATAAGCCATAAGATCTACAGCTTCACCTACAAGGTGCTTTGACTTCATTGTCTGAGATTTTCCTGCAGCAAAAAGTTTTTCTTGTTCCTCTATTGTTCTCATTCCATAAATCACACCAAAATCAATTTTAGTAAGTTCTATAGCTTTTTTAGTAACTGCTACAAGGCTTTCATTTACCCCTTCTAGCTTTGCTAGGCTCCTAGTACTTAACGTAAAGCTCATATTTTTTCCTTCATTTATATTGTCTACCCATGAGTAATCTAAGTTTTAGATTTATCTCTGCTAATTGTATTTCTATTTCTCTAACTCTCTTAATGTTTTCTTGAACAGAAGCAGGTGGTTTCCAATCATCTATCCAGTCATCATTCTCTTCTATTTCAATAAGCATTAACTCTTGTTTATGCTCTATAAAAGATAGTCGTTCAGTTACACCAAAATAAGCCCATACGCTTACTGCAGTCACTGCTATTAAGGCAAGCAAGTTTTTTAATGGT